GGGAGCTTTCCGGGGGTACGATAGCCGTTAATACATGGTATCATATAGCTGCTGTGAAGAACGGCAGCAGTCAAGTCTTGTATCTGGACGGTGTGTCTGTTGACAGTGCGGCGAGCACCTTCACTATGCTCAACATCGCCGCTCCATTATTGATTGGATATAATAACTACGCTCCAGTGCAAAGATATTGGAATGGCTGGATCGACGAAGTACGCATTTCCAATATAGCCCGCTGGACGACCGGCTTCACGCCGCCGATCGTGCCTTACTCCTAGGGGTACCCATGGGATGAAAACTGGTGATATCACAGGCAGGATTGTCATCGTGGTAGTGGTACTGGCCCTGCTTTTCTTTGCGGCAGCCTTCGGCACAGCTTTGACCGGAGTGTTTTCATGAAGGACACTCTCCTTCATATCGTACTTGGAGCCGTCTTTGGCGTTGCCGTCCTAACGCTTTGCCTATCCCTCTCCGTAGGCTTAGCGATTGCGGCGACCGGCTCCCTTTTTATCTACCTGCGGGAAGTGACGCAGCGACAGACGGGTAAGGGTATGGGCTTTGAGAACGGCTGGCTGCCGTGGCGGTGGCTCAGCAACGACGGTTCGCTGAACGCGCAGAAGGTGGTGGAAACTTTCGTGCCGGTGTTGATGCTGTTCGTGGCAGGCGCGGCTTGGGACTGGTTCCTGTGATGGAGCCCGAAAACAGAAGAAGCTGGCACGTCGAGAAGGGCATCCCGATAGCGTTGATCGTTTCGCTGATCCTTGGTTTCCTGGCGCAGGCGGTAGGGGGAGCCGTGTGGGTCTCCGGGGTGCAGAACAACCAGAGCGCCACTAACGCGCTCGCAACGCGAAACGAGACCCGATTGGCGGCGATCGAGACGCGGCAAAACCAGGCGGATACGGTTGTTGCCAGGATGGATGAGCGCCTGGGGTACATCCAGCGTATCCTGGATGAAATCGCCAAGTCGCTTCGCAGCAAGAGCCCCCAATGAGCACCGGCCGCATGGACGATCTGGAAGCCCGGGTTCTCGCGGCCAAGCTGATGCTCGCGGCCAGAGAAGCTCGAAGCAGCTTCAAGGCATACATGCGATTCATGATGTTCGACCCGGAGCACCCAGATGATCCGGACAAGACGCTGTATGACGACACGCCGCAGGGCGATCTGCTGTGCCAGATCATCGAGGAGACCGAAAGCGGAAAGAGACAGCGCACGGCTTGCTCCATGCCGCCCCAGCACGGAAAAACGGTCCATCTGTCAACGTACGGCCCCGCATGGATATCGGGGCGTAATCCGTCCGATCCGATCATCACGGCCACCTACAATGATGATCGCGGGGCGGAACTCGGGGAGCTGTTCCTGACGGCGGTCAATTCGTCTCGGCACAAGCAAGTGTTTCCGGAGCACAGACTCGTTAAAGGCTCGCAGTCGAAGACGTCCATGACCACGACGCAGGGCGGGCGCATAAGGTTTGCTGGTCTCCGAGGGTCGATAACAGGTCGCTCCGCCAAGTATTTCATCATCGACGATCCGATCAAGGACGATGTTGACGCACAATCTGAGTTATTGCGTGAGCAGAACTGGAAGAAATTCTTCGCGATTGCTTTCAGTCGCGGAGGCAACAATACACGTATGTTGGTGATCCATACTCGCTGGCACGAGGATGACTTGATCGGTCGGCTGGTCGATCCGGATCATCCAGAGCGCGGCAAACGACTGAAGCACAACGTGGACAAGTGGGACTACTGGAATCTCCCAGGCGTTGTTACCGATCCCAAGCTGGCTGAGGCGCTGCACCTGACGCTCGAGACGCCGACCGACCCTGACGTGGTTGAGCAGTTCGGCGATCGGCCGATGGCGGCGCTGTGGGCCAAGGAAAAGAGCCTGGCGTTCTTCGCCGAGTGGCGGGCCGGCGACAGCGCGAGCTTCGATGCCCTGGTGATGGGCAAGCCCTCGCCCGACGACGGCGACTATTTCAAGGCCGAGTACCTGGTCGAATATGACCTCGATGACATGCCGAAACTGAGCGACATGCGCATCTACGGCGCCAGCGACCACGGCGCCAGCGAGAAGCAGGACCGCGACCCGAGCGTCATCGGCTGCGTTGGTGTCGACAAGGACGACAACATATGGGTGCTGCCGGATCTCGCCTGGCGGCGGATGCAGACCGACAAGTCGGTGGAAGAACTCATTCACCAGTTCCGCACCTACCGGCCGCTGCTGTGGTGGATGGAGAACGAGATGATCTCCAAGTCGTTCGGCCCGTTCCTGCTCAAGCGCATGCGCGAGGAGCGGGTCTACGTCACCCTCGACCCGGTCACCCCGTCGAAGGACAAGATGACCCGGGCCCGGTCGATCCAGGGCCGCATGTCGATGGGCATGGTGCGCTTCCCGCGGTTCGCGCCGTGGTGGAAGGACGCGCGCCAGCAGATGCTCAAGTTCCCGCGCTCGGCGCATGACGATTTCGTCGATTTCATCTCGCATATCGGCGCCGGGATGCTGAAGGAATTTGGCCCGGCCAAGCCGCGCGCCGGCAACGACAATACCGCTCCGGTCGGTTCGATCGGCTGGATTCTCCGAAACACCAAGGCGCGCGTTGCGAACGAGAAGCGCGCCGCTGCCAACAAGGGCTTTTAGGCCATGAGCGACGCGGAAGAAGGCCACATTGTCAACGAGCAGGACGGCGGCGCCGGCGCGGTGACGCAGCAGAATCAGGGCGCGTCCGGCAAGGACGGTATCGACCCGGCGCGCGCCGCGCTGGTCAAGAAGTGGGCCGAGCGCATCAAGGCGTCGAAGAAGCACCATGAGAGCGCCTTCAAGCGCATGGACGAGTGCATGGCGCTGGCCGCCGAGGGCGCGGACAAGGCATGGGTGGCGGCGGGTCACTATGTCGTGCCGATCATCAACCGGCACATCAACCAGGCGGTGAGCCAGCTTTACGCCAAGAATCCGACCGCCGTGGCCAAGCGCAAGGACCGGCTGATGTTCCAGGTGTGGGACGGCAAGCCGGAGTCGCTGCAGGCGGCGATGATGGCGGTGCAGCAGCCGTCGGTCGATCCGATGACGGGCATGCCCGTGGTCGACCCGAACGCGATGGCGCTGCTGACCGAGGTGGCGCAGGCGCAGATGCAGATGCGCCAGCTCGACCAGATGGCCAAGACGATGCAGATCCTGTGGCAATACTACATGGACGAGCAGACCTACGGCTACAAGCAGCAGATCAAGGCGGCCGTCCGGCGCACCAAGGTCTGCGGCGTGAGCTATTTCAAACTCGGATTCCAGCGCATTCTCGAAAAGCGGCCCGATATCACCTCGGCGATCGAGGACGTGACGGCCAAGATCAAGGCGATCGAGACGACCCTGGCCGAAATCTCCGAGGACGAGATGGACGAGACCCGGGCCGAAGTCGCCCAGTTGGAGCTCAACCTGCGCGATCTGGAGGAGCAGGAGACGCTGCTGGTCCGCGAGGGCCCGGTCATCGACTTCCCGCGTGCCAAGGAGATCATCATCGACAAGGAGTGCCGGCACCTCAAGACCCTGGCCGGCGCGGAGTTCATCGCCCACGAGTTCGACATGTCGCCGCGCAAGATCCGCGAGACCTGGGGCGTCGACGTCAAGGGCGAGTTCATGGCGTACAGCAAGGGCGTGGCTACGTCCGACGCCAAGGCCGACGACGCCTGCGCCAAGGTGTGGGAGGTCCAGGACAAGGTCAACCGGCAGGTTTTCGTCATCATCGACGGTTACTGCGACTTCATTCGCGAGCCGGCGGCGCCCGACGTGTTCCTCGAGCGGTTCTTCAACGTGTTCCCGCTGGTCTTCAACGAGATCGAGAGCGAGACCGAGCTGTACCCGCCGAGCGACGTCCGGCTGGCGCGCCACATCCAGGCCGAATACAACCGGTCGCGCGAGTGTCTGCGCGAGCACCGGGTGGCCGCCAAGCCCTACTATGTCACCGCGCCGGGCGTTGAGCAGGCCGACATGGACAGGCTTTCGGATCACGCCGCGCACGAGGTCATCAAGGTGCAGGCATTGGCTCCGGGCCAGAAGGTCGAAGACCTTATACAGCGTGGCCCGACCGCGCCGATCGACCCGAACCTCTACGAGGTCGAGATGATCTTCAACGACCTCTTGCGCGCCGTCGGCACCCAGGAAGCGACCCTTGGCGGGACGTCCGATTCAACCGCTACCGAGGCATCGATCGCGCAAAACTCGCAGAACAGCAGCCTGGCCGATAATGCCGACGACCTGGACGACGTGCTGACCGACGTGGCGCGCGCTGGCGGCCACCTGATGCTGCTCGAACTGAGCAAGGAGACGGTGATCGAGATCGTCGGGCCGGGCGCGGTGTGGCCGGATGTGCAGGAAACCCGGGAGAACGTGGTCAAGGATCTGTCGCTCGAGATCAAGGCGGGCAGTTCCGGACGGCCGAACCGGGCCGCCGACCTGGCCAACATGGAGCGCGGCATGCCTTTCCTGCTCCAGCTTCCGGGCGTGCCGCCGGGCCCGCTGGTCAACAAATATTCCGGCTTGCTCGATCTCAGCATGGAAGACATCTATGTCGAGGGCATGCCCAGCATTCAGGCGCTCAACAGCATCGCCGGCCGGCCGCCCACCAACATGCAGGATCCGACCGCCGACCCGTCGCAGCAGGGCGCGGAAGGCCAGGACAACCAGCAGTCGCCCGACGATGGACAGCGGGGCCCGCAGCCTGCCTATCCGGCGCCGGAACAGGGAATGCTGTTTTAGCGTTGCATTTGTCGTTTAATCATGCGATTGTAGGGCAACACTGCTTGACAGGGGCGTATATCCGTGCCGCCAACGGAAAATGAAGATCAGGTAGTCGAGACCCCGCAAGAGGTCGAGACCGCCACACCGGACGTGAGTGCCGCGGAACCGTCCGCCGCGGAAGAATCGGGCGTAGAAACACGCTCCACCCTCGACGTTGTCAAGGCGGCGCTGGGTGGCGAGGAGGAATCGCCGGCCTCTGATGTTGGGATCGAAAAGTCTGCTGAGTCCGAAGACAAGTCGGAAGACAAGTCCAAGGACGACCTCGAGGGTGACCCCACCGAAGAGGAACTGAGCCAGTATACTCCGAACTCCCAGCGTCGTATTCGCCAACTGGTCGACGAGAAGAACGCAGCAAAGGCCGACATAGAGCGGTACAAGCCCCAGGCAGATCGCCTGGAGCAGATCACGTCCTTCATGGACGCCTCGGGCCTCGAAGCGACGGAAGTCCGTCAAGGCTTCGAGATCATGGCCATGATGAAGAGCGATCCGCGCAAGGCACTTGAAGCGTTTACCCCGATCGTCCAGGAGCTTGCAAAGGCCGCCGGCTACATCGTGCCGGAGGATATGCAGGAACGGGTCCGCCAGGGGCATCTCTCCGAAGCGGACGCCCGCAGGATCTCTCAGGCCGAAGCGGATGCCGAGCGCACCCGCCAGAGGTCGGAGCAGGACCGGCAGCGGGCAGCGCAGGCGCAACAGGCGCAGGCGACCCAGGCGAAGATCAACGACGTTGTGAAGTCGGTAGACGACTGGAACGCACAGCAGGCGACGAACGATCCCGATTGGAAGCTGAAGGAAGCCCGGGTCAACCAACTCGTGGAACTTCGCATCCGTCAGTCGGGCCAATACCCTGACAATGGAAAAGCTGCAGTCGCTCTCGCCGCGGAAGCTCTCAAGGAGATCAACGCGGAATTCAAGCGGTTCCAGCCCAAGCGCGAAGAAAAACGACCGGTCCTCGGTGCTGCCTCGACCCGTTCGACGCCGGCGCCCGAAAACACCAGGGATTTGATCGATTCGATCGTCGGCTAGCGAGCGGGTGACTTGAAAAGGCCACCCCGATGCCATTCACCACCCAGGAACTGGAGAACATCGCCAATGGCGCGATCGATCTCCATCTCAACCGAGGCAAGGTCAAGTCGCAGACCCTGCAGGACAAGCCGATGCTCGCTGCCATGCGCGCCAAGGAAAAGACTTTCCCCGGCGGCAAGGAGTTTCTGACCGTCCGCGTCAAGGGCGTCTACTCCACCGGAATCGAGGGCTTCGCCAACGATGATGAGGTCAGCTACGGCAACCCGGCGAACATCCGGAAGGCGTACTACCCCTACATGTTCATCCACGCCGGCATCCAGTTCACCATGGACGAACTGATCCGCGATGGCATCTCGATCGTCGACACCGCGACCGGCAAGTCCGAATCGCGGCACAGCGATCGCGAGAAGACCGTGCTCGCCAACCTGCTCGATGACAAGATCGAGGACATGACCGAGGGCACCGACCGCGGCATGAACACCATGTACTGGCGGGACGGCACCCAGGACGCGCTGCTCATTCCGGGCATCACGTCGCTGATCCACGACGATCCGACCGCGGCTGCGAACGTCGGCGGCATCGACCAGGTGGCCAACACCTGGTGGCGCAACCGTGCCTCGTTGCTGATCGACACGTCCACCGCGTCGAACCTCAACCTGGTGACCAAGCTCCAGCAGGAAATGCGCCAGCTTCGCCGCTACGGCGGCCGGCCCAACATGTTCTGTTGCGGTTCGGACTTCATCGATGCCTTCGAGAAGGAGCTCCGCTCCAAGGGCAACTTCACGCTGGAAGGCTGGTCGAACAAGGGCCGGATCGACGCCAGCGTGGCCGACCTGGCCTTCAAGGGCATCGAGCTGGTGTACGACCCGACGCTCGATGATCTCGGCAAGGCCAAGTACGGCTACGTGATCGACACCAAGACGATCCTGCCGTATGTGGTCGAAGGCGAGAACATGAAGAAGCATTCGCCGGCGCGGCCCGAGAACAAGTACGTGTTCTACCGCGCGCTGACCTATGTCGGCGGCCTCGTCTGCAACCAGCGCAACGCCAACGGAGTGTATTCGATCCTGTAAGGGCTCGGGTAAACTCGGAAAGAGAGAACTCAGATGTTCGATAATGTCACTTTCTCACTGGCCAGCGCCGTTGCCGGCTCCGGCACCGTTACTGTTGGCTATCCCACCGGTCGAAGCCAGGGCGACTACCATTGGGCGCCCGGCAAGCACAAGCTTGCGGTCAACGGAAACATCTATTCCGCACCCGCGGACTTCACGCTGACCTTCAACGCCAATGCCAGCGACATCACCCTGACTAATGCGTCGGGTGCTGCTTGGCCGGCCTCGGCGAGCTGCCGTCTGCAGATCGACCGGCCGGGCGAAGAGGACCGCCGTGTCGACAGCGTGGCCGACAAGGATCGGGTTCGCCAGATCCCGTCGCAGGTCGCGCTGCTCAATCTCGGCTCGCCCAACGTCGCCGACGTGAACGGCATCGTCGAAAGCCAGGATCTCACCGCGGCCGGCGTGTTCTCGGTCGATGTCACCGCAGCCGCGGCGATCGCTGCCGCTGCTCTCGTGGGGACTCTCGACGTGCCGCGTAACATTGTGGCGGCTTGGACAACGACTGCTGTTCTGACCGTCACCGGCACCGACGAGTATGGCAATGTGTTGGTCGAAAGCTCGGCATCCGGGGCAGTAATGACCGGCAAGAAAGCGTTCAAGACGGTGACCGGCATCTCCACGTCGGCCAACATCACCGGGCTGACGGTTGGCACCGGCGACGTGATCGGGCTTCCGGTTGCGGTCGGCAAGGCCGGTCAGGTGCTCGGCACGCTCAAGAACGGCGTCAAGGTGGCGAACACCGAGGGCAAGGTGTTCTTGCAGGACCACATGCTCGAGGCGGCAATCGATGCCGGCACCGCGCTCGAGCTTGTATCTCCTGTCGCGGGGCGCATCTCCAAGGTCACAACGATCGCCCGCGGAACGATCACCACGGGCGGCGGTATCACCGTCGAGATCAACACGGTGGCGGTCACCGGGCTTTCGGTCACGGTGGCCGACGGCGCGGCTGCTGGCGAGGTTGACAGCGATACGCCAGCCGCCGAGACCGCGACCGCTGTTGTGGCTGCTGGCGACCGTATCGAAGTCATCCCGGCCGCGGCCTTCAACGCTTCCGCGGATATTTTCGTGATCGTCGAAATCGACACCACGGAGTCCGCGGGTGGCGGCTCGCTTGTGGTTGCGGTCGGCACCGAAGCGACGGCCACCACGGGCGACGTCCGTGGCACCTTCGCCCCGACCGATGCCTGTGATGGCGACGACGGGTACATGCTCATGGTCGCGCTCACCAACCCGACCAACAAGGGCGTGGCGCAGTTCGCCGGCTAGTAGCCGGGCACAAGAAGAGGTGGCGGGCCCCGTCAGCCCGCCACTTCACCTCTCCCACAAACTGCAAGAAGGACGTTAAACCATGCAGTATTTTTCAGCCAGGATCCGCCTCGGCGGCCTGGTACATAACGAAGTTCCCAAGCACAACCTGTCCGCTGCCGAAGTGGTGCTGCTGCGCCGCGAGCACGGCGCCGACGCGATCGTCGGTATCGAGATGACCGGCGGGCACTACTTGGCCGATTTTGTCGAGGTCGAGCGCCTGCGCGCGATCTACGGCGAGAATAAGGTCGAGGCGCTGTTCGGCCCGCCCGACATGCCGCGGGCCATTCCGCAGTTCCTGCACGGCTTCGAGGAAGGCGCCGAACCGGTCGAGAGCAAGCCCAAGGTTGGCCGGCCGCGCAAGAAGACTGAAAAGGTCGAGCAAACCGAGTCGGAACCCGAACTCGCCAACGTGCTTGACTGACGCTGATGGCGCGCGGAGTCACCTTTCTCAATCTGAAATCGCGGCTCCGCGCGGATCTGCGGCGCGACGTCTCGGCATCGGTCGGTATCGACGATGTCGATTCGCTTGGCCAGACCATCAACCGGGTCTACGAAACCCTCTACTACGACTACGACTGGCCGCACCTGCGCCGGGTGTTCACCCGGACCGCGTTGAGCGCCGGCCAGCGGTACTATAACATGCCGTCCGGCTGCGACGTCGAGCGCATCGAGCGCATGGTCGCCTGGCGGGACGGCCTCGCGGTCGATCTCGATCGCGGCATCGACATCGAGCATTACGGCATCTACGACCCGGAAGCCGACGAGCGGTCCGAACCGGTCGTGCGCTGGGACGTCCGGTATACCGGATCCGCCACTCAGCTCGAGTTCTGGCCGATGCCGTCGACCAACACCCAGGAATTCCAGATTCAAGGCATCACCCAGTTCTCCCGGCTGGTTAACGACATCGACACGGCGCTGCTGGACGACAACCTGATCGTTCTGTTCTCGGCCGCCGAGTTGGCCCTGGCCCAGGAGTCCAAGGACGCCCAGGCCAAGCTGTCGCAGGCGCAGCGGTTGTACACCCAACTGAAAGGTCGACTGGCCGGCGATGGTCGGCGGACACGGCTCGGTCTCGGAGCGCCGAGGACGTACCCGAGCCACGCCGTCATTCGCGTGAGCTGACATGCCTTATCTCCACGTAGCCGACTTCAAGTACGGCCTCGATCGCCGGCGCAAGCGCGTGGTCGGCGTGCCCGGTACGTTGTGGACGCTGAAAAACGCGCATATCAGCCGGGGCGGCGACATCGAGCGGGCGAAGAAGTTCTCGTCCACCTACACGCTGCCGGCGCTCACTCACGGCATGGCCGCGGCGAAGGGCCAGCTTTTCGTCTTCGGCAACACCGACCTGGCGGCCAGCATGCCGCTCGGCATCCAGTACCAGCGCCTGCAGCACCCGTCGGGCGCCGCCATGTCGCGCGTGCTCGACGCCAAGGGATTCGACGGTCAACTCTATGTGATCGCGGAGTACGCCGATGGCAATATCGGCCACTTCTACAACGCCGCCCGGGTCACCGACTGGGACGCCCTGGCCGACGCCAATTCGGACCTGACCACGCTCGCCGAGTATATGGCCGCCAAGATAGACCAGGACGCAGCGGTCACGGCGTCGTCGTTCGGTGCGACGGTCACGGTCACTGCGAAGGTGCCCGGCACTGCGTTCAGCATCGCCAAGTCGACCACCGATACCGGCGTCAAGGGTGTCGGTTCGATCAACATCACCGCCGGCACCAGTAACCCCGGCACCAACAAGGTCAACACCGTGACAGTCGGCGGTGTCGATATTCTCGGCGCGGCGGTCGACTGGGTTACCAGTCACGCGGCAACCGCGACCGCCGTGGCCGCGCAGATCACGTCGAACACATCGAGTCCCAACTACACCGCGACCGCCAGCGGTGCGACGGTCACGATCACGGCCGTAGCTACCGGTGCCGCGTCCAACGGTGCGGTCGGCGGCACGGTCGGCGGTGACGTAACCCTGGGTACGGTCGCCGGCGGCACGGCGGTCGACGTGGTCGGCGGCAACACCAACGACCAGGACATCACGCTCACCGCCGAGCAGGCCAACGTCGCGGCGGTGACGGAAGTGCGCGCGACAGGCTCGGTCGAGATCACCGGCGGCACGAGCGACCCTGGCGTCAGCAACATCACGTCCGTCACGGTCAACAGCGCGGAGATGCTGGGCGTCAGCGTCGACTGGGTGCTCAGCAATTCAGCGACCGCGACCGCCCTGGCCGCGGAGATCAACAACAACACGTCAACTCACGGGTACAACGCGAGCGCCGCCAGCGCGGTCGTCACCATTCAGGCGGCAGTCGGAAGCGGCACCACGCCGAACGGCTATGTCGTCGCCTCCACTGTCGCGGGCGACGTCACCAAGACCGACACCAACATGGCAAGCGGCGTGGCCGCGGTGACGGCGGTGGCGCAGGTCCACAGCGCGCTCCTGAGCGGCACGTTCGACCCGCAGGACGTGTTCACGATCACGATCAACAGCGTCGACTACAAGGCGACCGGCCGGGGCGCCGGCATGGGGACAGCACTGTTCGTCTACAAGAAGCGGGTGTGGTCGGTTGCCAACAGCCTGTTTTTCTACTGCAAGTTGAACGATGCGTCCGACTGGTCCGACGCTTCCGCGTCGAGCGGCGCGGGTTTCATCAACATGTCGAACGAATCGGAAGGAACCGAGCGGCTGACCGGTGCGGCGAGCTACGAGGGCAAGTCGGCGATCTTCAGCCGGCAGACCACGCGCATATACGAGCTCGCGGCGGATGCGACCGAGATCACCGTGATTCAGCCGCTTGAGAACACCGGCACGATCGCCCCGCGCTCGGTCGTGCCCTACGGCAACAACGATGTGTTCTATCTCGATACAACCGGCGTGCGCTCGCTGCGGGCCCGCGATGCGTCCGGATCGGCCTATGTCGCCGATGTCGGCAGCGCGATCGATCCGTTCGTGCGCGAGCAGATCGATGCGGTGGTCGAGGACACGGTCGGCCGTGCGGTCGGCGTGCTGGAACCGACCGAAGGCCGGTATATGCTGGCCCTGGGCGACATCATCCTCAGCCTGAGCTACTTCCCAGGCTCGAAGATTACCGCATGGTCATACTACGATCCGGGTTTCGCGGTGCTCGACTTCGCCAAGGTGCGCGGCCGGGTCTACGCCCGCGGCGACGACGACACCATCTACCTCTACGGCGGCGCCGACAACGCGACATATCCGGCCGCGGACGAGCAGATTGTCGTGGTCGAGACCCCGTTCATGTCGGCACAGACGCCGGCAACCCGCAAGCACGAGTTCGGCTTCGATGCGGCCTTGGTCAACGACTGGGACATCGACATGCTGGTCAACCCGGACGACGAGAGCCAGGTGGTCGACATCGGCGTGCTGAACGAGACGACGTACCATCGCGAGTCGATCAAGATGCCCGGCCGCACTGCCATGATCGCGTTCAAGCTGACGTGCAGCGCGGCCGGCAACGCCAGCTTCTCGAGCATGGCGCTGCACTACAAGGGCGAGGAGGCGCAATGATCATCCGCGGTCAGCCCACCTCGATCAGCCACGTCTACGAGCTGATGCGCGACCTGAGCACGATCAGCAGGTGGGAGATCGACGCATTCGGCTACACGACGTGGAGCTTCCTCAAGGAAAGCCACGAGTTGCTGGAACAGCCGGGCGTCGAGATGGAGACCGGGTTCGAGAACGGCAAACCTATTGTCGTCTTCGGCACCATCCCGCATGGCCAGTTGGGCAAGGTCAGGGTGGTCTACCTGGTGGCGGCCGAGCGGTTCTTCGCGCTCGGGGCGCCGATGGTGCGCTACGCACGAAAATACGTCTGCAAGGTGGCGGACAAGTACCCGGGGTGCCGGTTCGACGCATATACCGCGTCGCCGCACCCGCAGGTCGACCGCTGGCTGGCCTTGCTGGGATTCGAGGGACCGATCGAGGAAGGCCGCACGCGCCTGTTCCGGTTGTATGGAAAAAAGCGTGACGTAGCCAAGATGAAGTGATAAATTCACGACACGAGCGTAGCTGCCGGACGTCGCTCAATCCGGGTTTCAGGACCAGGATTGACGAAAATGTGTCTCAGCAGCCCAAAGAACACCGCCGCTGACGAAGCAGCGAAGGCCGAAGCGGAAACCCGCGCTCGGGAGGAAAAGCGCCAGGCCGACATCACGGCCGGCAAGGTCAACATTGACAACGCCTACGCCACCTTCAACGACGACTATTATGGCGGGTACAAGGACACCTACACCGGCTATTACAACCCGCAGGTCGACGACCAGTACGCCCAGGCCAAGGACAAGCTGACCGCCGCGCTGACCGGTCGCGGTATCTATGAATCCTCTCCCGGCATCGCCAAGATGGCGGAACTCGACAAGACCTACAACCAGGGGCGCACCCAGGTCGCCAACGATGCCGAAGCGGCTTCCCGCGGGCTGCAATCGAGCGTCGAGAACTCCAAGACAGACCTCTATGCGCTCAACCAGTCGAGCGCCGACCCGGAAGGCATCGGTTCGCGCGCTGTCGGTCAGGCGACCGCACTGGCCGCGCCGCAGAGCTTCAGTCCGCTCGGCAGTCTGTTCGCCGGCCTTCTCAGCGGCTTCGCCAACACCGGGCAGGGCGGCGCCGGCAATCTCGGCAACCCCTACACCAGCAAAACCCCGTCCCTTTATACCGCGAGCGGCAGCGGATCCAGCTCGGTCGTGAGGTAGCGCCATGTGTCTCCCCGGAGCAGCAGGTGCGCTCGTCGGCGGGCTAGCCCAAGGTCTAGGCGGCATGATGACCGCCCAAGAGGACCAGAAGAACGCCGCGCGCATCGCCAAGGCACGTAACGAGCGGCTGCAGGCCGCGCTCAAGCGCAACGACGAATACGCCGCGGTCGCCCGCGAGCGGTTCGACAGCCGTGCCGACGAGCAGGATCCAAGTCGTCAGGACGCCGACCTCAACAAGAACAAGGTGGACGCCGGCGAGACGATTGCCAGCAACATCGCGACTCCGGACTACGAGAGCGGCGGGGCCATCTCCGGTTCGGCGCCGCCGATCGTGCGCTCCGCGCTCGCCAAGAGCATGCTCGACACTTTCCAGAAGTCGACCGGTCAGGCCAAGGCGCTGGGCGCGCTCGGCGGCTACAGCGATTATTGGTTCAACCAGGGCGTCGGCAACACATCCGCCGGCCGCGATATCGGCATCCAGAACGACTTCGCCCGTGGCAACATGTCGATCCTGCCATATGAGCAGGACTATGCCGAGGTGCAGGCCAACAAGCCGCGCAGTGGAATCGGCGGGCTGCTTTCCGGTCTTGGAGGTTTTCTAGGCTGATGCCCAAGATCATCAACTCCTACCGCGGCGCGGGTCTCGGCCCGATGGGCGAGATGCTGCAGTCGCTTGGCCGCAGCCGCTCGCAGTCCGACCCGTTGAGCGACGAGCTCAAGCGGCAGAAGATTTACGAGATGCAACGCCAGAACACCGAGACCGAGCAGATGATGAAAATCCTCGGCCTCTACGGCAAGCCGGGCGAGAACATCCCGGCCAACGCAGCGGGTGCGGCCATGTTCGGCGCAGGCATCGATCCGTCGAAACTGGCCGAATACGACCGCTGGCGTAACTACCAGCAGGGCGGCGCGGACAGCGCGGCCGCCGTAAACTCGACCCTTGGCGCGGGCGGCAGCTATTCGAGCACAAAGCCGGCGTTCGACACCAATCTGGCCGAGAGCGCTCGCGTGGCGAACCAGACCGATGCAACCAATCGGTACGAGTTCGACATGAAGCCGCTGCCGGCGCTGGACGCGGCCGGACGATCGGTGTTCGGCCGGCAGGGCGATCTCAATGGGTTGGCGCCGATATTGAACAATACCGAGCGTCAGGGCACACTGGCCGGCAACAACTTCGGCCGCATGGGCGAACTGCCGGCGCAGGAGCAGGCGTATCTCGGCGCGGACATCGGCAAGGGCGCTCGCGTGCCGCGTAACTACGTCGCCGGAGACAAGAGGTATATCACTTACGACGGCACGACCGACGCGCAGAGCGGCCAGCCGCTTCCGCCAGGCGGGTATATTGCCAGCGCGCAAGGCACCG